TTTTCAATAAACCAGCCACCAGGTCCTTGAAAGGCATGAGACCATAGTCTTGCCCAAGGTAAATCTTCACCTTTAACTGCTGGTAAAAATCTAAAAACAGCATAACCATTACCTGATTTATCTAATTCTGGTTTCCAGAATCTGTCATCAGCGTATGAGTTCTTTTGTTTTTGTGGTTCTGATACTTTTGAAAGTTCTGACACTAGGGTGTCAAGGTTTGATTTTGAGCGTTTCAACGCTGCGATACTCGTATTCATATATTTTTCCTTTGTATGTATGTTTGTATTATTATATTTGTATAGTGCTGTATAAGTCGCACTCTATTATTTATAAGACTAATTCTTAACAAACCAAGATTTAATTTTTGCTATGTTATTAGCAGTTTGAATCTTTGCTTCTTCCCAACTATTCTTTTGAAACTCTTTAGTTTTTTGAATTTCATTAGTTGTAAAGTTTTTAGCTTTATCTGTTAAGTTTGACTCACAAGTATTTCCCACAGAAGCGGTAAAGCATAATACTAAAAGTGCTATTATTGTTTTGTTCATAATATCATTATATCATTTATTAGAAGGATTGTCAAGCTGTTCTTTGAGTTTTTTAATTGTCTCCGTTAAATCAGATACTTCTTTGGCAAGTGATTTATTGTCGTGTTTTAAATCAGCAATATTTTTTTTAAAGCCTTCAGCGTCACATTGTAATTCACCAATTTTTCTTGTTAAATCTTCAGGACCTCTATCGTCTTCAAATTTACGTTCTTTAATTATATCTTCGTATTTCATTTAATTACCTCTACCACCTGACTTGGCACGTATCTCCTTTCGTAGAACATTTATTCTATGTTTTATTCCATCAATTGTTGTGTGCATCCAACCACAATCACTAGGTTCTATTTGTTTTTTAAACCATTTAATAGTTTGTTTTAACATCTTTATTTCAATTTTTTCGTTCATCTTTATCCTTATCAAATTTATCTTTTTCCTTTATAAAATTATCAACATGATTACCCATTGTACCTAATAAAACTTTGGGAATATCTTCATCAACTTTTTTAAAATTCCAAATCTTTTTTATCAAATGCTTTAATTTTTTCATAAACATGATTTTTTATATCTTTTTCAGTACTCATAATGGTTATCATATCGACACCACTATAAGCCTTAGCATATACATTTTGACTTATAGCTAAACTTGATCCACTTGCAATAAGAGCAAATTCAGCACAACTAGAGCAAGTAATTGCTATAGTACAAAGTATTAATAGTTTTTTTATCATTTTATCTCTCCAATTATTAGAATAGCTTGATTAAAATAATAATCTGAATCAGTAAAACACCAACTGGAACTATAGTTCTAACTAATTCCATTGTGTGATTAACTTCATCTAATTTTCTTTCTAATTTTGATCTAGCATTTTTCATATCTACTATTATAACACTATTTCGAAAGGAAGTCAAGCGTAAAGAGTGTCTATTACTTATTCATTTTCTTTTTTCTACCAATCGGTAAAAAGGCATATTCTCTTATTTGTTTGCCTTTTTTACTAATATATTCAATAATAACTCTCTTGTCTTTTATCTTGTTTTGAATAGACTTTACCGCTGTTTTCCAACTAGTTCTATCAAGTGTTTCAATAGGTGTTTCATCTGCGTCATCTTTAAAAAACTTATATTCTCTCATTTTTGCCATTATATATCCTTTGTTTTTGGTTTAACATCAAATGCCAGAACAATACGTTCTTCATCTGATTCGAATGGAATTGTATAGTGAAGTAAAGAAGCAGGAAAAAGACAAAGACTTCCTGTCTTCACGTCTATACTCTTTTTATTAGTTTCATCTGTATCATCTATACACACTACAAGATTACCACTATCAACTGTTTTCTTTTCAGGCACATTTATATAGATACTGCCACTCAGCCACCCATAGTCGTGCATATGAGGTTTTAATTTACCATCACTTTTCATATTTATCAACCAACCGTTAAGAGTATATTCTTTCGGCCAGTTCCTTAGAAAACCTTCCTCACTAGTAACACCATATCTTTTACGATACTTTTCTACTTCTAAATGAATAATTTTTTGAATCACCCTTGTATCAATAGTTTCATCTTCAAATAAGTTACCTTCGGTTTGATAACCATTCGATATAAGACCTTGTTGTTTATGAGGAGAAGTATCATCTTTTAAAAAATCTGTTATAGGTTTAATGAAGTCATCTAATAATTGATATTGCTCAGTTAAATCAATATGCGAAACATAACTAAGTGGATTATTGCAAAAAGGATTATATCTATCGGCACCGTATCTAATATTAGAACGAGAAACAAATGATCCAATATTAGCATTATTTTCACCTTGATCTATCATTTTATCTAATAGATTTTTAACTTGAGCTTCATCATTTCTTTTCCACCACTCTTTCAACGTCATATTTTGATTATTTTTAGAACAAGGATTACAAAGTTGAACCGGTATCGATCCTAGTTTACCAACGAAAGTTATTTTTTTATCAAATGTAAATGATTTTTTACATCTGAAACATTTTATAAGTTCTGGCATTATATATCCTTAACTTTCTTTTTTAATGTCATTTTATACTTCGTTAAATTATATGTTAGAAAAGGTTTATATCTAATCATTCTATCAAATAATTTAGGCCACAACACTCTCTCACTTATGTCCTTATTTAATTTACTTGAAAATTTTAATATATCATCTAGTATTAAAAATGTTTCAAAGTTAATTTTCTTAGCCAAAACAAATTTAAGTATTGGCGGGTGTTGACTATCTTTAGATGTAAATAGATCAGCAAAACTTAAATTCTTTGTTATCTTACTTAAAACATAATCTATATCTTGTTCATAATAATAATGTAATGCTTCTATTTTTTTTGACCATAGTTTATAGTTCTCATCACCAGGTTGACCAATGATGTCACCAATCCAAAGATTAGTATTACTGACAAAGTTGCTGATAAAATAATTAACAATATTGTTATCGCTATAAGATTTAGAAAGCTTATGAAAGAAGTATCTATCCCTTCTTTTAGTAAAGGTTTCCAATTTAGCAGTTGTTCGCCCACCGTGTTTATGATAGTCGTAGCTTTGGTTCTTACTCGTAAAATGAAGTTTAACTGCCAAATATATTTTATAAATCTCAAAGCCATTCATTGCCTATTATTTACTTTGTAAATATTTTAATACATTCTCTGGTGAAGATATTCCGTAAGGATCATCTGCTAAATCATCCTCTTTACCTGGTTCTATAAACACTTGTTCAATCTTACCATTATTAATTATCATAGCATATCTCCATGATCTAAAACCAAAACACTTATCTTTTTTAGAAACAAGCATTCCCATTGATTCTGTAAATTCTCCATTACCATCTGGTATGACTTTTACATTCTCTAGTTTTTGATCTGCAGCCCAAGCATTCATTACAAATGAATCATTAACTGATATACAATATATCTCATCTATGCCATGTGCTTTAAATACACTTGCTTGTTTTTCATAACCTGGTAATTGTTGATTTGAGCAAGTCGGTGTAAATGCTCCTGGTAAAGAAAATACTACTACTCTTTTATCTTTGAAATAAGTATTTGTATTTGTATCAACCCAATCGCCTAATTCTCTTACTCTAAATTTAACTTCTGGTATACTCTTGCCTATAGGATCAATCATTTTTTTCCTTTCGGCGCCTTGCCACCTACCCAAGCTTCATTATACTTAGTTTTTTTGTTATCAGCTTTATAACGTCCACGTTTATTTCTAGCACGTTTAGGTTTAACATCTTGATCGTAACCTACTAATAATTTTTCTATCCAATTCCACATAGTATTACTCCTTTTTCATATAGTTTTTTTTATCATGGTATTTAAATACCATTTCTCAAATTGAGGGTCTTTTACAAAATGCTTTTGCACTCTATCAGAGGACACTTGCCCCATTTTAATACAATCTGCAAGGTCTTTATAACCTTGTAGTTTTTTCTTTGATTCTTTTTTCAGCTTCATGTATTATTTTATGTGTATCAAAAATACACTCCTCTTTTATTTTTCCTTCTTCTCTAACCTTATCCATTTCTTTTCTAAGAGTTGTTTGACTTTTAGATTCAGTCATAGATAATTCTAATTCTTCTTTTTGTTCTTCTAAAGTTTCTGCTATCATATTTGCTATAGATATCATTTCTAAAATTTGTTCTTCTAAAGTATCTACTATCATATTGGTAGTTTTGCTACCTTTTCTTTTAACATATTAAGGTTCTGTGCCTCATATGCTATTTTTTCTTTTAATGTTTTACTAATCATAGCTTTTGTGTCACTAGGATCAATGTTGTGTGATTGACAATATTCTAATACTGCTTCNATATAAGTTATATTTCGGTCTTTAACTATATTTTCTANAATTAAAGCAAATTTATTAGGTGTTAATATTACATCTNTCATATGNTCCATTATACTACATTTAATATAAAAAGTCAAGCTANGATAGTTTTTCTGTTGCAAGGAAAACTATCAAACCCCTAGCAGACTAAGCTGCTAATGAATAACTATTAAAGTTTTCATTTATTGTATAACAGTACGTTGTCAGCGATTAATCTCCTAGAAGTTTTACTTGGGAATCGATTCTGTATCATCCCCCATAAGCACACTAGAAATCAATGTGTTTATGGTGGAGATGCCGAGAATTGCACTCGGGTCTTCTCCATCTATTGTCTTCTAATCAACGACTAATTCTTTTCTGGAATAA